AGGTCCGCGAGTGCTTCCCGCAGGATCTCCGCGCCGGGCAGCATCACCCCGGCCCACACCGGTACCTTCCCGTCGCTGCTGGCGGACGGCTCGAAGGTCCCGCGGCCGGAGATGACACCGCACAGCGGGCCCGGCATGAGCGCGGCAGCGGCGGAGGCGCGGAGGCAGGCCAGCGCGAACTGCTCATCTGTCACGTCGTTGCCTAGGTAGCAGATCGTGACGTGATGATCACTGACTCCGCCGGGCACTGGCCTGACGAGTCCCGCCGGGAGGTCGAGGGAGATCATCCCGGATCGCCGGCTCAGGTCGTACCCGGATGCGGCCTTGCCGTGCGCTCCGGGTGCCCTGCCCCGGTCTGCGCTGCCTGCACTGGTTCCCGGTGACTGCCCTGTCCCGTGGCCGCCCTGCGGCCAGTAGCCGCCCATGTAGCCCTGCAGCGGCCACGACGCATCGCGCCCCGGCGGGATGCCGCGGGTTCCTGGCCATGCCGCGTCATCGGCGCTGTCCGGGCTGCCTGCGTGCGTCCGGTCGCTCAGGTCCCGGTACAGACCTGCCGTCCCGCCGCCCAGCGTGTGCACGTCGCCGCGCCCGGCGCTGACCGTGCCGGGTGCGTCCTCCGTCACCGGGCCGGGACCGTCTCCGTCCTGGCGCGGCGGCTCGCCGCCTGCGGTCATCCCCGGCACCCCGCCGGGCACGAGGTACTCGGTGCCGTCGGCGTCATGCGCCGGGACCATCCGGCCGCCGCCTCCCGCCGCCGGACCGGACGGGTATGAGCCCTGCGGCCACCAGACCTCGCCGTTCAGGTCAGCGGCGCGCCTGGCGAGCTTCGCCGCGTCCCGCGGTCCTGCGGCCACGCCGCAGGAGCAGCCAGGGTGCGCTGGCCCCGCGACGTCCCCGGAGCTGAACGGGGCGGCAAGCGGGATTGCTCCCTGCTCCGCGTTCGCCCGGCACGCGGCGCACACACTGCCGCCGTCCGGCAACCACCGCTTCCGCTGCACCCCGGCGTGCTGCATGACACTGAGCGCAGCGGCGTTCCGTGCCCTCGCCGTCTCCGTGCACGCGATCAGGGCCGGCCGCTGCCCGGCACCCAGCACGGCGGCCACAGCATCCTCAGTGACCGGGCCGGGGGCCGCGAGCAGCCGGGTAAGCTCCGGTCCGGCGGTGCGGCAGACGGCCTCCAGCCAGTCACGCCCTTGCGAGGCGATCCACGCTTCCCGCTCCTGCTCATCACCGGCCGACGTGATCCGGAGCGCCGAGGCGGCCTCGTCTTTCCCGGCTGCCCATGCGTCCCGGTGCACGCCGCGCAGCACCGGCCCGAGGCTGGCGCGGAGCACCGACAGGATCTTCGCGGCAAGCTCCGGCACCGGGAGAGCCAGCTCCCCTGACCGCGCCTGCGCTACGAGCCGCCCGGCGTGCGCGGCCGCGTCCTCGAACGCCCCGGCGATCCGCCGCTCATGCCCCGGGACCGCAGCGCCCTCCGGCTTGTCCGACCGCTCGTACTCGCCACGCGGCAGCGCGACGGTCATGGCGCCCCTGATGACCTCGTCGGCACCGAGCCCCTTGGTGAGATCCTCGGCGATGACCGCCATCACCTGCCCGGACAGGTGGCGGGGCTCCCACGTCGAGACGGCGCGGCCCTTGCGCAGGTGCCTGCTCAGCGCTTCAAGCTCAGACCTGACAGCCTTCGCCCTGCCGTCCTGCCTTGACACCGCGGTGTGCCCTTCCGCGGCCGAGTGCGCCGGCGTGTGCCCGGTGCGTCCCGCGCCGGACGGTACCGGCGCACGGGACGGCGGCCTGTCCGGCCTGATGTGCTGCAGGTCACGGGAGCCTGTCCACGGCCGCGACGACGGCGGGTGATGAACCCCGAGCGGCCGGGTATCCCCGTGCGGACCGCCCGGCTTCGTCGATGGTGCCGTCTCGCCGCTGTACGGCCCCGAGGCGCCCTCGGCCTGGGCGACGGCCATCCCCGGAACCCACTCGAACGGCATGACGCCGGCCTGCGTGAACACGACCGGCCCTGAGGTCTCCGGCAGTCCCCACGGGGTCAGCTCCAGTTCCTCCCGCGCCTCGTCGACACTGCGGATGCCGTTCTGGACCTGCTTCACCAGCAGGTCCGTGACGGCCGCCTGGTCCGCCGCCTCGTCCATGCCGGCGAACGTGAACTTCATGTCGTCCTGGCCGAGGACTCGGTGCAGGATCGCGTTGAAGATGGAGCACAGGTACTTCAGCAGCGGCTTCGTGCTGGTGCGCTCGTGAACGGTGCGGCTGGCCTGCGCCATCTCCCTTGCGGCGAACGGGGAGACGGTCGAGGACACGTTGGGGACCAGGCCGAGCGAGATCGGGTCCACGTCGAAGACCATCGCGACCTGGCTCATGATGACCTCGTCGAACTGGTCGGCGAGCTGCGAGGGCCGCATCGGGTGGATGGTGGTCCCGGGCGGCGTGACGATGATCTTGTGGTGCCAGGCCGGGTCCCCGGCGAAGCCATTGAGAGCGTCTTGAAGCTCCCGGATCTGGCTCGGCGTGATACTGGTGTCACCGGGACTGAGGTAAACCGCCGGGACCGTTCCCTCGTCGTAGTACTGGGCCTGGTACGCCTGCTTGCGCAGCCCGGTCATGATGACCAGCAGCGCCATCTCGACCATGCTGAACCCGTAAGGGGAGTTCACACGCGGGACGACGGGACGGTAGATCATCTGGTCGGTGCGGAACGCCGGTCCCGCGTAGGCTGTCAGCCCGGCGTCCTCGATGTCCTGGCCGCTCAGCATCGCGCTGATATCGGACCTGGGCACGCCTTTCAGGAATTGCTGCCAGGCGGGTGCGGGAGGACGAGGCCGCCCGCCTGACAGGGACAGGAGCGGTCTGATGGTGCTGCCGTCAACCAGCCCCAGGCAGTCGAGGTCTGACCCGAGCACGCCCTTGCGCAGGCCCCGGCCGCGCACGGGCTTGAGCAGCAGCGACATCGCGTCGTTTACGAACACCTGTTCCAGCAGGGCAGACAGGAACCCGCCGAAGTCGTCGAAGTCGCGGTCTGGCTGGTTGAAGAACGCGACAGCCTTAGCGCGGCGCTTCCCGAAGTCGCGCATCGCCGAGTGAGAACCCTGATACGCCTTGGATGCCTCCCGGGTCGGGACGATGTCCCAGTCCATGCCGACAATGGCCGCCTTGCGCCGCTCGATGCAGGTACGCGCGACGGAGTAGAGGCGGCTGACCGTGTCCAGCACGGCGAACGAGGCCATCCGGAAGCCGTCCTGGCCGGGGATGGTCGGGAGGTTCCAGCCGACGGGGTAGTCGAAGCGGCGCGGGTCGGGAAGCTGGCCGCCCGGAGGTGGCTCGTCCACAGGGACAGGAAGGATAGGCGAGAACGGCCCGAAGGCGCCGGAAGTAAAGGTTCTCGCAGGCCGGGGCATGAAAGGGGCATAGGCCCTGGCGTATCCGGCATCCTCAGACAGGTCCCACGCCAGCGGCGAGATCCGCCCGATGCCGATATTCGCACCCTGGGGCGGCGGTGTCGGCCGGGCGCCGGGAACAGCCTTGGCAGCACGCAAGATGGCCTGAGGAGATGCCATGGCACCCCCTCAGGCAGATCCGGCTATTCCGTGTTCCGCATGGCCAGGATTCTCGCGACTGTGATGATCCGGACTCCAGGCGGGGCTACTCCTGGCCGGGTACCTGCGGCGAGTCCTGCTGCTGTTGAACGGCCGCGCTGACCGCGAAGACGGCGGCCATGTAGACGGCCGCCTCGATCATCCCGAAGCCGCCAGTGCGCAGGCCCCGGTAGAACTCGTGAAGCGACACCCAGTCCGCCTGTCCTCCGGCGAACGGGTCCGGGGGCAATGGGGCTTCCGCCGTGCGCGCCGGCCGGCTCAGGGATGCCCTCCGGCGACGGCTCGCTCAAGTGCGCAGCCTTTCCGGCGGGACGGCCGTAGGCTGGTCAGGGCTCGGCATGCCGCAAAGCTCGCGCAGGTCCCCGAATCGCTTGCGCGCGGCCTGAGGGGACTCAAGGCCGAGCGCCCCGGCGATGTCGCTCCATGAGATCCCGTCATCGCGTGCGCCCTTGATGGCCAGGTATTCGAATTCGTCAGCTTCGCGGCGGCGGCGGGTCAAGGTACTCAGGATACTCAGGACAAACAGGTCATCGGCGCGGATGCGGCGCAGCAGCTCCTGGTCTTCTTCCTCACCAGTCACGCGGGCCGGCCTTCGCGTCGCCTGGCAGCGATGCCAGCCAGTGCCCGATGATCCGCTCGGCCGAGTGGACGGGTATCCCGGCGTGGATCATGCCCCAGTAGGACTCCGCGAGGGCGACCGACCCGGCGTCGGCGGCCGTGAACGGGTCCTCGGGCATTGAGCCTGCGGGCAGGGCGCGCCTGGTGATGTCCGGGACCTGCGACGGACTGCGCGAGATGTCCGGTACGGCGCCGCCCGGGGTCATGCCGCCGGTCCGGTGCGCGTCAGTCGGTGGCGCCCGCAGCTCGTCGTTACCCGAACCTGGCGGCTTCGGGTGGCCGCGCAGCTCATCAGAGGTCGCCGGCTCGTCGTCAGCCGTCACCGCCGCCTCCTCCGCCATCAGCAGGCATGGGTGTGCTGCCTGCTGATGATGTTACGCCCATGCTGTTCCGGTGCCCATTCGCCTGCGGTGAGGCCGCGAGCAGCAGGTTCCTCATCTCGCCTTTGCGCGGCTGATGCTGGCAGTCACACCAGGCGCTGGCGGCCGGCCTGGCGGTGCCGAGCCGCCGGATATTCGCGCAGCACGAGTGGAACGATGACACGCAGTCACGGCAGATCACCGGCCTCTCCGCCTGACCTGGTGCTGGCGCTTGCGGGCCGCTGACGGACTGGGCACGGCACCCTGCGGAGGTGTCCGGGCTTGGTCGCTGCGCTGATCACGCTGCCCGTCCCTGTCGAGCGGCACGTCGACGGCTGGTGACAGCAGCAGCAGGTCGTGCTGTGTGCGGGCGGCGAACCGCTTGACGTACCGCTTGGCGGCCTTCCCGTCGCACCCCAGGGCAAGCCCGATCGCCGCCCAGCTGACACCACGGCTCTTCGCCTCGGCGACCAGGCGGAGCCGCAGCATGGCGCGGTCCAGGTCCGTGGCAGGCGTGCCGCCGGGCGCGGTGCCGGTCAGTGCGGCGTCCTCCTCTTCCGGAGACGGGGGGCTCACG